ACTACTGATTCATCTTGAACTGAGTTTTTATCATCTCTCATCAGTAGAGTTTTAATTCTTTCTGTCTTGTCTTGTATTCTAAACCATAAACCCAACAACGATAACTTAATATCTTCTTTGGTTTTCAACAATGAACCAACTGCCACATTTTGTGGGCCGTAGTCGTGTTGTTTGTGTAAGAACAATTCGTATTGTTCTTGTTGTATAGTTCTAAATTCTTGTGTCATTTCGGGATATTTGTTTTCCATATATCCAACGACACCTGTCGGGTCATATTCTTGACCGACATCATCAATAACTCTTGTAGGTGCGTCTTTAATCGCCATTATTTACTCCATATTTTTTTCATTTGCTTGTCGTCTATACCATACTTGGATATAATAGAATATACAACATCTTTACCCATAATGTCAAGTGTTTTTTCAACATTACGTGAACTTTCTTGTAAATGTTCACATAATATATCCATAGCCCACTTTTCTATTTTGGATTTCTTTTTAGATTTTGTATATCGTAAATATGTATTTCCTCTTGGTAATAAATTTGTATAGAATTGATAAACTGTTTTAGGTTTCAATTCCCAATATTGTTGTATTTCATTTACAACTTCTATCCACTCGGCTTTCATTGATAAAAACCTATGCACCATATAATTACTGAAAGTTTTCTTAGAACCTTCGTCTAAGTTTTCCCAATAATGTTGGTTCTGAACATTAGTAATCTGCTTAATGTGGTCGAATAGTGTTTTTTGCTTCATTTAATAACCTAAATTTTGTTCCGATGTGTTTTCTGATATAAGACCTCGATACTCCGAGTGATTTACCTGCTTGGTATATAGAAATAAATATCTCTCCAGTTTCTGAAAACATAATCTTTTTTCTTTTTTGAAAACTTTTAAAGTTATAGTTTGTTCTGTCTATCTCTTTTGCAGACTCACTCATCTTTTTCTTTGTTTCTTCTTTATGTTTAACTCCAAGTTGAGCTAATCTAATCTTTTCTCTTGAACTCTCAGTATGTTGTTTACCGTAAAATGGATTTGACTCACCTTTATGCTTACCCACTAAACTTTCCTTTATCTTTTCTTTTGTATTTTCAGAATGCTCTTTACCATAAAATGCTAATCCTGCTCCTGTATGATAATTCCTATTTAATGGATGTTTAATGTTTTCTTCAATCAATTTAGATTCATACTTTGATGCTTCTTCTCTACTATTGAACTCAGAAATTATTTCTTTTTTTAGATTATCTATATTTGGTTTCCAAGATTTCATACTACCAAAATAGTTATCATCTGTTGGATTGCATTCGCAAGTTCTTACTCCGTAGTAAAACTCGTCTGTTTTTGTTTCTTTTAATTTATATACATAATGTTTCATATACATATAAATATCAACAAACCATATAATAAGTCCTTAAAATGTAAATTATTTCTGCGATAAGAGATGATAATTGTGGACTAAAATCCTATTTATAAAATAATTGTAATTATTGTTTAACTTACCCAAATTGTAAGTTTGTATCCCATCAGTTTTTATTGGTGTATAACCAATTAATTCTGTAAATTTATTTTCTACTGGCATAAATACCATATCACCCAATTCTAATTTAGAAGTCCAACCCTTATTTTTAGTCCAGAAGGGATAGATTGGATGGTCGTCTGTGCATTGTATTTTTGTATTATCACGAAATGCATATTCAATTATATTCTCATATATTGGTGTACATATTTCCTCTACTATTGAATTTTTTAATTTTTCTGTTTCCATATCATAAGATTTAACCTTATCACCAATCTTAATATCTTCTATTTTTATATATGTTCCGTCTGATAGTGTAATCATAGTATTGCCAACGAAACAAGACTTCGGTGATGTAAAGTGTATATCGGGTGTGTTTTCTATTTTTGTTTGTGTTGACATAATTTTTTCTAATAATAAATATTAAATGTCTGTGATTTTAGTAAATTAGTAACTATTTAAGTTTATTTTCCAATACATTTATTAATGCTATTAATAAATATTTTCCTAATTTTTTGTGTTGTTCTTCTGTAAGTTGGGTATTATTTTCTACTAATGTGGTAATTTCTTTTGTATTTAAAAATGAGTCTGGCAATACATCAAATTTATTTTCTATTGGCATAAATTGAATTAGTTCGTGTCCGAATTGTTTACAAAGTGAATCTATACTCCAAATATATCGTAATAACTTTTCAGTATCAATATCATCATTTTTAAATTCTGTTCTGTCTGGAAATGTCCATTGTATTGTATAGATAGTTTTTTGTTCATTAGTTATCAGATGTTCAAAAAATGTTCTGAAAATTCTATCGTTGCTTTCATCTACTGAACTATTATTTTCAATATCAAACTCATCATCTAACAATCTACCCAATTCATAAGGATAACTTTTTTTTGAATCATCCAATCCCTCACCAAAAGTGAAACTACAACCATATGAAGTTATTTTTTTTCTTTTACTTTTGCTCATTATACCAACCACTCTCTCGCATTATATCCTTTATTTGTTCTGCATATAACTTATGAGATTCTGGACCAGGATGTCTTCCTGCATAATCGTGTAAATCAAAGAATACATCAATCATATTTTTTGGAATTTCATCATCCCAAGTTCCCCATATGATTTTTTCTCTACCAATTAAACGATTTAAGATTTCATAATGATGATAAAAATATAATAAGTGATTATATTCATTTACTTCTGCGGCGGTTGGTTTGTCCCAAGTTCTACGAGCTGTTCCATTGTCTTCAAAGTGCATTCTTCTAAAACTATGTGGAATCGTTATAACATATACGAAGTTCTGATTTTCTCTATGGTTAAAATTAACATAGGTTTCGGTTATCTTTTTAACTGCCCAATCTAAACCTGTTTTACCACCACCATAATTCCATACCGAAGTATTTTCATCACCTAATAGATGAACGAAAGTTTCTTCTTGCTTTATATCCCAACCATATGTCCAACTATCTCCGAAACAATGGATTTGTAATGGAGCGTTCTTGTCATTATGTATTGGGTCGTGATATCTATTTATATCATTTTGATAAAGGTGTTGGTCTAAAGTTATTGGTATTGCTTTTTTACCAGGTCCAAATGTTGTATATCTATGGTCAGCGTTATTACCGATATCTGAACCATCTGCTTTCACATTGAGATATCTTATTTCTTCGTTGTAATATTTTTCAACGTGTTGAATTGTCTTTTCAGAATATAATGTATCTGCGTCTGTTATGCCACTTTGTTTACTGGTTGGTGGTTTCCAACCTTTTATAACATCAATGATACCCATAATTATACTCCTGGTTTTGCTAATCCGGCTGATTCTAGCATATTTTGTGGAACTTTACCACAACTACCACAAGTAAAAACTTGAATCGGAACGATTGATTCTTTACCTGTTGGTGATACTAATGCGGATAACTTTTTTAAGAAGAAAGCCGGTGTGAATGCTGCGTTTCCACAATCTTCACACAAAATTGTATCTGTTTTTGTTAAGTCAATCTGTGGTTGTGCTTTTGGTGGTGCTGCGTTTGGATGACTACTCATTTAATACTCCCTATTAATTCAACAAACATTGCCATAATGTTAATTTCTTTATCCACTACGACTGCGTCTGATTGTTGATATTTACTTAAAATCAATATACACTCTGCGATATGTCCTGCTCCCCAATCATCTACGGTATCAAACATCAATCTGAATAAATCAGAAAAGTCCGTTACTTTTGAATCTGCTAACACTTGTCTAATGTTCTGAAATGAATTCTTTTTGTCTTGTGTTTTCAATATATCCAACACTTCCAATTTATAATCATTTTGAGCAATAGTATTTTCATCAATTGTTAATTTAGAATTTACGACTTGTCTTTGAGCGCCATTGATTACTCTTCTGATATCTGGATAACCACCATTTACTATGGTTGCTATGTCTTTAATGTCATACTGAACATTTTCGTTATTCAATATATTTGCCAGATGTTGTGCGACTTGTTTTCTATCGGGTGGAACTATCTGAAATGATTGACAACGACTTTGTATCGGGTCAATTATTCTTTCCACATAATTACAAGTCAATATAAAACGACAATGTTTTGAGAAAGTTTCCATAAGATTACGAAGTGCTGCTTGAGCGTTTGGTGTAATGTAATCACACTCGTCCAAGATAATCACTTTCATATCTTTGAAACCTAATGTTGATGCGAAGTTCTTGACTTTCTCACGAACTACATCTACACTATTCTCGTCTGATGCGTTGATATAAAGATAATCACACTCTATATTGTTTATTAATAGTTTAGCAAGAGTAGTTTTACCTGTTCCTGCTCTACCAAATAATAACAAATGTGGGATATCTCCTGATTCAAGATATACCGACACCTTACTTTTCAAATGGTCGTTACCAATGTAACTATCCAATGATGTCGGTCTATACTTTTCAACCCATAAGCTATGTTCCAAGCTTTGCATTAGTTAACTGCTTGTGTTGATACCAAGAAGTATTCTGAATCGTAATTATCGATTTCAAATTTAATTCTTGATAACCCTTGTGAACTAACTTCTAATGTTGCACTTTCACAATCTTTATTTGCATTTAAGATTGATGCGAACATATTAGCATTAAATGATATTGGTTCCATCATTTTATACTTTGTAGTTTCAACTGGAATCGTAACACGATTAGATGCGATTGACGCATATCCAATTACGATACTTGTTTTATCGTTTTCAGTTAATATCGTAAAGGTTTCTGCTTCTGATAAAGCACCTTTACCACTAATAAATGTATTGATGAAATATGCGTCTACCTTAATACCTAACTCAAATGAATCTGGAAGATTCTTTAGTTCTGGTGGTGTTGGTATAACTGATAAATCACTTAACATATATTTAGATTTTGTTTTTCTTATACTATCTACTAATTCCATAGAGATAAATTTATCACCTGCTCGTGATAATTTTACATCAACATCATCCCCTAATACTGATAACAATGAAAGTAGTTGTCCTGTATTGTAAACTCCAAGTTCACAAGGTTCTAAGTGTTTAAATTTACTTAGAGCGACTCTACCAACAACTGACTTATCTCCTGAGATAAATCTTGTTGTTAAGCTATCACCATTAGAAGTCCATTTGGTAGATTTTATTTCTCCACCTAATGTGTATTTGTTAATGAAATTAGTTAATTGAGATTTGTTCATTATTTGTAACTCCTGTTTGGTTTATCTATAAATATCATTTAATAATCCGAAAATCAAATAAATTTTTCCATAGACTTGTTTTTATTTATATTCTCCACTTCATATTTTTCAATTGGTGGTATGAATTCTTTTTTGTTCTTTGGGTATGCTTTACAATCGTGTTTTAATTGTGTTCTCATCTTTTTGTTTTCTCTTGATGAACCCAAGAAATATAAGTATCTGTGTTTAGGTGCTTCTCGTTTCCTAAAAAATGTCTGTCCTATATGTTCTTTTAAATGTTCTACATTATGACTACCCCACTTTGAGAATACCGTCCTACTATGTATCCATTTGTGTGGTTCACCTAACGATACTGAATAATTTGGCATTAATTGTATATCACGACAATCTTGATACAACCAATTTGTTGCCTGATAAATTACTCCTAAGTGCATTTGTTCAGGGTCTGCATAACTGATTAACATTTGAACTTTTGGTGCATTTTGTTTCAACCATTTAAATGATTTACCCAATGATAGTGATTCAATGTTCTTTCCGTATCCGTCATCTATATATAATCTTGTTAATTCTAATACTTCTTCCTTTTGTAATGTAGGAATCATAGACTTAATTGCTGAACGACCAACTGGATATCCATAAGTCATACAACCAATTAGTTTCTTTTCTTTCTCATCATAGAACTTATGGTCTTTATCCCCTACATAATAAATACCCAAAGCATATCTACACATACTAAATGCGTGAGTGTAGTGTTTTTCAATAATCATCTTCTTGGCTACTGAACTTGGAATCTCTTCAATGTAAACTGAATCTGATTTTACATATTCACTCATTAAAAAAACCTATTCATTGATGTTGTCTTATCTTCTACACCACCCCAATGCATTGCTTTATAAAACATACCGAGTTTCTTACTCATAGCTTGTTCATACATTTTGTTGTGGTCTATATGGTTTTTAATCAATTCTAATATTTCTCGTGGGTCTTCGTGTCCTTTGAATGCAATTGCGTCAAATCCAAATGAATTCTCTTTCAAATACACCCACCTTATCTTTGTTCCGTTGGATATCTTTTCATATCGTTTACCCTCATACCAATGGTCAATCAATGAATTGTAATTGATTGCTGCTTTAACGTGGACTGGCGCACCCTTTTTGTATTTAGCAAATGATGTTTCTGAATCTCTGGAAATATATTTACCAATACCTTTTACTCCGATAGGATTTGCCATTACCTCATAAGATAGATTGTGCATATTTCTTTTGAACAATGATACTCGTTCGTCAATCTTTTCCTTTGGAACATCTGCTAATATATCATCTAATACTTTTGATAATAAATCTTTCATAGCGACTGCAAAATTACTACGAACCGTATCCAATCCTTTAACGTGAATCTTATTTACTTTTCTACCTGCGTCATTAATGATTCGTAATCCATATCGTTTCTTCGTTACGAATAAACCTGTCTTTGCGATTACCTCTTGTTTAATATCAAACACGTGTTCATCTACATTACAAAATTTCTTAGCAAAGTAATGATAACTCGTATTTAAATAATCTTGAACTTCTTGACAAATTTCCATAATTCTTTGTGTCATCATTGTTTCTGATAATTCTTGGTCTGGAAATCTTTTTTTAATCAATGGAACTGCTGATGCAAAAATAGAGTCTGTATCAATATAGATAACATAGTCTTCATTGGTTCCGAGTTCATTATTGTAGAAATGGTTTGTAATCTTTTTACTAAATTTAATCAATGATTGGCCTGTTAATGTAGTGGCTTCTGCATTATCTAAATCATAGAATCTAAATACTGGTAATCCCAATACACCATACAATGAGTTTAGAATAATTTTCTGAATATATTGTCTTCTATCAAAATATTCTTCCTTTGCTTTATCTCCCTGTTCATTATATTTTTTAACAAGTTTTCTCATCTCTACTCGTTCATTGAACCACTTTGTTAATAGTGCTGGAATCAATCCTTGTTTATCTGTTCTGTACATTACTCCGTTGGATGCTATCGATACTTTTGCGTTATCAAAATAATCTTTTAATTCGGTTTCAGTCATCTTACCGACTTCTTTACCTTGTTTATTCATAAGGGAATAAGTTTTTTTGTTGGTTGATTTTATAAATTGTTCTGGATTCCAACCCTCAACCTTACCGACTTTAGTTTCTGGTGAAACATTTAATGAACGAATAACACTTGGATACATACTCGTGATATCTAAATCATAAACCCAATCGTGTTTGCCAGATTGTGGGTCTTGAACATAAGCTCCTGCGAACTTCTCATCATTTAATTTCTTTGGTCTTGGTGGTTTATTTGGCGATATCACTCCAATCTTTTTTAAATATACCAATATAGCACCCTCTAACCACCTTGATGACATATTAACATCTTCATAAGGTGTATGTCCTAAGTGTGAAATACCTCTAGCAATCTCAATTAAGTCTAATTTACTATCCAATTCAACCAAGATTTTTACATCTCGGATATTATAATCTATAAATGTCTGTAAGTCATTGTCGTATAAATCATTAAGAGTTCCCTCATAGGAAACCTTTTTCATACCGACTTCAATTTCGCCAATATAGTCCAAACGATAACTTGATTGTTGAGTAAATGTAAATTGTCTATATAGTTGTAAATAATCTAATGATGATACACCCACTATATTATGTTTCTTTTTGTAATCAGAATAAATAACTTTAGATATTGGTGATAGTAGTTTTGCCACACTATGCCCCAATACCCTAACTGCTCTATTATATAGATAAGGAATATCAAAGAACTCCGAGTTCCAACCACTAATGATTGTTGGCTGTATCTCCATATACTTTTGATAAAACTTGTTTAACATTTCATATTCTGTTTTGTAAAATTTTACTTCTTCATTACCTTTCTTATAACTTTCAATTCTTTCGTGTGGGTCAAAACAATATGTAAAATATTTTTCTGTTGTGCAATCGTAAAGTGCGATTGATGTAATTGGATTGTATGCTTTCTGAACATCAGGGAATCCCTCAGTTACCTCTACTTCAATATCAAAGAACATAACTCTATGTCCTGTTGATACTTCATCTGAATCTCCATATTGGTCAACCAAGAATCTTGTCATTGGTGGAATATCTGATTCGTGTAGTGTTGGGTCATCTTTATCGAATGAAGTAACTCTCTTCAATTTATCACCATATAGACTAATGTGTTGTCCAGATGAATCTTTGACATAGGCATACTTTCTGTATGGTATTTGTAGATAACCTTTTAAATCATCCCACAAATGCATTTTGTTCTTACGAACATCATACCATAGATTTTGATACAAATATAACTCCTTTAGGTTTTAACTCTCTGTATATAAATATACAAATTAATTTTGTTAATGTCAAGTATTTTTTTTAGTTAGGGGCGAAAATTAATTCGCCCCAATAACTAATTAGAATCCAATAGATAATCCAATATTTGCGTATCTTGGTGTTCCTAAGAATACTTCAGCGTTGTGTGCTGCGTGTACTTTAGAACCAAAACCGTTGTATTGACTATTATCGACTGCGTCTTGTACATAAACTTCATCAAGAACATTGAAAATATGTGCGGTTAGCATCATATCCAAGTCTTTGACTTTTGGAAGTTTATAAGACATATGTAAATCAAGTCTGTTATAGCTTGGTGCTTCCCAAACTTGACTTCTGTCTGCGTCATCATTAGTCCCGTCAAATTCACGAGCTGATGGCGACCAGTCAGAGTAGTTTTTGTCATACATTTTATGTATTGCTTGTATACTCAAATCCTTGATAGGTTTAAGAGTTACTCCTAATATATAAGATGTTTGTGGCATATCTCCCACATACAATCCGTCAAGTGCGTAAGCGTATTCAGTTGTTTGGTATCCAATTGCTTGGCCTGCGTCATTATATTCAGTTTCCTGATAATTTCCGTTGGCGTCACCATCAAATTTCCAATTACCGAAAGATGCTACGAACATTAAATCTAACATATCATTTACCATATAGTTAGTTTCAAGTTCTATACCTGAATGCTTTTGATTAACACCTGTTAGGAAGATAACATCAGTATCACCTGAATCTCCTTGACCAGTCGTTACTGACTTAGTCAAGTTTCTATCTTGCCAATCTGTGTTATAAGCACTTGCATTTAATCCAAGTTTACCGAACTTGTAATTTACACCAAACTCATTATGCAAAAATTTCTCATTTGCTGGGTCTGTTGCTACAGTTCCGTCAAAGTAAATTACATTGTCCATAATAGGTGCTTTCTCAACCATTCCTGTATTGAAAAATACACTCAAATCATCATTGACATTATACATTACTCCACCTTTAACTTGGTATGTTGAAATTGGGTCTGCTGTGATGACTTCATCTTCCACTGTGAAGTGGTCTTGGTAAGAGTATTCTATACTTGATAGTCCACCCATTCCATAAATGTTCATCTTGTCAGTAGTGTAATTTGCTTGAACAAATCCACCTAACCAATCTACAGTTGTATCATTGTGGTATGCTATCTCGTCTCCTAAACGAACGACTTTACCTTCTTCAAAGTTGTCGTCTGAATAGTCAACATAATAATCACCACCTAATAAATCACGAACTTCTCTAGCGTGTTCAATAGTTGCTGCTCTCCAGTCAATACCCATTTGTAGTTCTAATTCATCATTTACAATAAAGTTTAATTTACTAATCAAACCATATGTATCTTGACGATTGATAGAATTACGAAGTATTCCTGTTGAACGATTTTCATCAGTTGAGAAGTTTTCATCCACATTGTCAGAATTTTGTGCTATTTCAGCATTCCAATCCCAAGTCCACGGCGAAGATGCGTACCATTTCTGGCCTTCAACTGCTGGCATTCTTGATACACTTCCGTAAGTTCCTGTTCCACCACCTGAACCACCACTCCAATAAACAACTGAACTCATACGAGTTTTGTCATTTAATTCTAGGAAATGGTTTAAGTTAACCAATGGTTTATGGAAATAGTTTTCTCTTTCATTTAAGAAAGTTGAACTATATCTCTTAGTTGTGTTTGCTCCATACATATACCAGTATTGTTCACCTGTATATGATGGGTCAATAGGTGCGACATTTTGATTGAACAATCTACCTGCTTCGGTTTCGAACTTTTCACCTTCTGCGAAAGCGTCAGTATCGTATCCGTCAACATCACCAGCTAACTCTTGTGAGTAAGTAGCGATATTTTGCTTGTATAGATTTTGTCCGTGTCTTTGTGGTGCACCAATTGCATATAATTCAAAACGTTGTTTGTCACTTACTGCAAAACTTGCTCCCAAGTTGTATGCCCAAGCGTCAGTCCACGTTCCGTTAACAAGTCCATCACCTGTTTTACGAACAATAGTTCCACTCAAAGCTAACTTGTCATTAAACATAAGACCAGTATTGTAGTTGAACATAGTTTTAAGAAAACCACCTTCTCCTGCTTCTTGTTTGAACTTACCACCTTTTTCAAAGGCAGTTGGGTCAGTTAAGACATTCATTGTTCCACCGATTGATGGCGTTGCTAAGTTTACTGCTGATAGTCCTCTTTGAACTTGTATTGAAGCAGCTGTGTCTCCAACTCCGTCCCAATTAGACCAGTATACCCAACCATTTTCCATATCGTTTTGTGGTACTCCGTTTATCATTACTGCGATGTTTCTTTGATTAAAACCACGAATGTTGATACGAGCATCACCCGCACCACCACCTTGTTGTGTAGCGTAAACACTTGGTGTTGTGTTAAGAATCATTGGAAGGTCTTGTGAACCAAGTCTTAATTCCAAATCTTCTTTTGAAACATTAGTGAAGGCTACCGGTGTTTGTTGAGATGCTCTAGAAGCTAATACCTCAACATCTGAAAGGACTACAAAGTTTTGTTCTAAGACAAATTCCAATGTAGACATTTTCTCACCAACAACAACTGATTTAGTCATTGATGAATACCCTATGAAAGAAACTGTTATGTCATATGTTCCAGAACTTAAATCAATGTGAAATGTACCGCTTTCATCTGATATTCCACCTAAGTTAGTTCCAACAACAACAACATTTGCTCCATTCAAGGGCTTTGAGTTCACATCAACAATTGTTCCGTGAATAGATTGAGCAAACAATCCACACATTAACAATAGTGATGCTAAAAGATTACGATAATTCATAATCATTCTCCTTATTTTTGTTGACAACACATTTTTATCCAGGTGTGTTGCTTGCCTGTAAGAAATCTAATTTTCTTCTACATCTGGTAAACCTGGTAATTCACAAGAATCGTTGTTACAAAACTTATCAACTTCTGCTTCTTCGTTCTTAATCACACCAAATGATAATTTACCAAGTTTTTTAACATTCTTATTGTATGTCTTTTCATCAATAGCTTCATAAGGCATTTGTGGATATGCTCCCCAATCGTGTCTTGGTAGTAACGATATACCTTTTAAATGATATTGATAATAATTCAATACATGCGGTATCTCTTGACCTTCTGTTTCAGGGTCAAATGTTGCAGTACAACTAACTTGGTTATCTGCCCAATGTCGTTGCATAAATGCAGCCAAACTAAATTGTTCCCATATTGATAAATCTTTTGCAGTTCTTATTCCTTCACCGACATCTACTGGCACCTCAACAACTAATGTTGAGTCTTCTGAACCGAATGCTGGCTCTATCGTGTAACCTGCTTTATTTAATGGTTCTATTAGTTCTGAATTAACTGATATTCTAATTCTTCTTGTATAGAATCTTGATTCTGGATAATGTAAACCAGGTGTTGCTCCTGCTAATAGAGAAACCGTACCACTTGGTTTTACTGATGTTGTTTTAATACTTCTTGGAACTGCGAACCAATCACTATACATCTTATCCCATTCTTGTATTGTATCATATCCATCTTCTAACCAATTCTTTAAAGTATCTAAACCACGATTAGTTATAAATTGTGCGACACCACTTACTGAACAACCTATTCGTCTATTTCTCAACATAACTCTGTTGGTATCTGACCAATGTGTTCTTCCTAATGTCACGGTTTTTGCATACAAATAAGCATATTTTAATGTTCTTTGATAATCCTCAAATGAATCGTGGTTGTCTGGAAATGTTTCCACTAAACAACATAACTCATATGATTCAAGTGATTGTTCTAAACAAGGATTACCACCCATTACTCTATGGTCTTTGTTATCACCACCATTTTTCATTCTTGAATAATGTCTCATATTTTCTAACCAAGCAAGACCAGGTTCTCCATTATCTACAATTCTTTTTGCTATTTCGGTATAATCCATACCGAGTTCTGCAAATACTGAATTGTTTGAAGTCCAACCATATTGGTCTCTATGTGGATTTACTTTATAATTCTTTAAATCTAAGTATTCATCTGAATCAGGGTCACCGAATACAATTTCTGCTGTTCGTCTAACATTACCTGCTACAACACATTTACCAATCAAATTCATTATATCTACGATTGTTGTTATTGTAATTGGATTTCCTGCATTACCCTCTAATACTTTTCTGATATCTTCGTGAACTTCTTCTAATGGTTCGTGTCCACTTGATACACCACCAAAGCCCTTGATTGGCTCTCCTGCTGGTCTAACTAATGAATAATCAAACTCAACTCTTTGTGTTCCGTGAAAGTAACTTTCTAATAAAAGTCTAAGTGATTCTACCCAACCCTCACGAGTATCTGGTATTTCAAATGTAACTGAATCTCTTTTCTTATCAATCTCTTTAACGAGAACTTCCCCCGCTCCTTTAGTATCAAATCCTACTCCAACTCCTAACATTGAGGCGTCCATTAAGAAACAAAATGGTTTTGCTAAATCTTCTTTAAGTGTTTTCGTTGATACAAAAGCACAATTGTTTAGTGCGGCATACAATCCTTTTTCTTCTGTGATTGCTGTTCCCATAGCCCATAAACCACGACCTGGTGGTAAGAATTTCATATTGAATATTCTATCATACATATCTTGTGCAGATTTCTGTGCTTGCCAAGGATTCCAACCTAATTGGTGTGATTCAATGTGATTCATTTGCATTGAATATGTTCCCTCTACTACTCGTTGAACGGTTTCCCACCAACGCTCGTTCTTCCCATCTTCTTTAAGTCTTGAATATGTTCTCATATAGACTAATTCGCCTAATCCGTTAAAACCAAATGGTGCTTTTTTCCTTTTATACTTACTGATAAAATTTTCTGATAACTTAAATTTCACTTGAAACTCTCCTATGTTTTGTCTGTCTTTTTGTTCCTATTATAAGTATAATATATACTCATCTTATTCTATTATATTTTAAATTCTTTGAAGTTTTAGAAAGATTTTCTTTGAAGTTCTATTCAAACCCTTCTGAGTCGAAGTCTTTCTTTTTTTGTGCTAAGGTTTTTCTCATATACTCTTCTGCATTGTCCATTTTGCCTTGTGCTTGCTTTCCTTCTTGAGTGTTGGCTTCATATATTTGAATGTAACCTGTATTGGTATTAATGGTAGCTGGAAAGGTCAATCCATCTGGTCCAAATCTATTCTTAATAACGTGGAATCTACCCGTGTTTGCTATCTTGTCTTCCACTTTTCTTGACATACTCATAATAAAATCAGCTGTCATAACTTTTGAATAATCTTCTGAAACTTTTGATGCGTCAATCACATCTTCCTCTAATGATGAACGATTTGCTTGTGAAGCTGTCCATATCGGTATGTTAAACTCTCCTGCCATACCTCTTAGTTCTTCATAAACGTGTCCAATTTGGTGTCTTTTTTCTTTGAAATTGACCGTAGACTTCATAATATCTGCATAGTCAACCAATACCATATCTGGTTTTATACCTTGTAATTCACATTGTTGTAGGTGTCCTGCCAATGTTGCAACACTTGCACTTCTGGTTGGATAATATTTGATAATCAAATTACCCTTTAATTTATTTATTTTAGCTAAAACTTCTTCTTTATAGTATTGTAAATTGCCAGTAGGTTGTCCACTTACGATACAATCATATCGTAATCCTACATATTCTGCATTTAACTCTAATGTATAATGGATTACGGTTTTACCTTTAGCGACTGCGTCTGCTCCGATTGCTTGTAGTGTCCACGATTTACCAATACCTGCTGGTGCCACTACTACTCCAAGTTCTCCACCTGCTAATCCACCTTCCATTAAATCATTTATACTATCCCACTTGGTTGCTACGGTTTCTCTCGTTGATGAACTCATTCGTTCTTCAAAGCCAGTCATATATTCGTGTCCGATATCTCTTTCGGCTCCGGCTTTCATTGCGTTGTCAATTACACCCTTGATTTCATCATACTTTTGTGTATCCAATAACTCAACTGATTGCATAATTGCACTCTTGATAACTTGATTCTTACAAAACTCTAATGTTTTTTCTTGAACGAATTCCAAGTCTGGTGATTCTCTGAAGTTCCAAGCATTTCTTAAACTATCTACGATTGCTGTCTTCATTACATCGTTATCCAAGTCATCAATCTGCACTTTCAATGCTTCCATCGTAGGTGGTGTTTTATACTTGTCAAAATATCTTCTGATTTCTGTGATTAGAAATTTATTAGCGTCACTATCAAAGTAACTAACTTCTAAGATATCATATACGGTTTGGATAAACTTATTGTTTACCAATAACGATGATATGATTTTTGATTGGAAAGATGTTCCATATTGTATTAGTGATTCGTTTTTGCTCATAACCTTCTTATATTAAATATCAATGTCCCCATACAAATCGTTAACTTTTTTTTCATAAATGTCTTTTCTTTTTTGTTCACGATATCTTTGTCGTGCTTTTTCTTTAATTTCTTCTTTATTGCGTAAATAATGTTCCATTTGCCACTTTCTTTGGGCTTCTCGTCTTTCTTTATCGGTATGATATTTTCTTTTTCTACCCACCAAACTTATCCCAAACTTTTAATGGTTCTAATCTTTTCTGTATAATGTCATAATATTCTTTTGATATTTCACTACCGATATAATCTCTATTGTTTTCAATCGCTACTTTTGCGGTTGTTCCACTTCCCATAAAACAATCATATACGATATCTCCCTCATTACTCCAACTCAACATATGGTCTTGAACTAATTTTTCTGGAAATATTGCAGGGTGTTGATATGCAATATCATCTTTTGTAGTAAAACCTTTCCCATTATTATATTTCCAAATGTTTGTTCTAATACCAAACTCATTGATTGTTTTTCTACCTTTGTTCGTAAGTGTTCCGTCCTTTTCTCTCCTCGTTACATCTCCAAATGTTTGTGTCCCACCATATTTGTTTTTCTTGTCTTTCAGTAAGTTAGTTGTCTTTGGTTTTCCTTTTGAAAAAACAAACATATATTCAAAAGCGTTGAAATATCTATTTTTATGTGGTGGTGCTGTTCCACTCTTTTCATAAATAAATACATCATACATATCAAACCCAATTTCTTTAAAATGAAGTGCTTGTTTAAATGATGTTCCTGTTTTACTACCATCGATAGTAGCATCACCTACAACCCAAACTACAACTCCACCTGGATTTGTAATTCTGTATAGTTCATCTGCTATTTCCTCAAAATCAAAATCATATCCATTGTAATCTCTTAAATTATCGTATGGCGGTGAAGTAATGGTTAAGTCTACCGTATGTGTTGGTATTCTTTTCATTGTTTCTAAACAATTTTCATTATATATTTTGTTTAATTCTATCACGAAAAGTTCTCCCAAACTTTTAATGGTTTTAATCTTTTCTGTATAATCTCACAATATTCTTTTGAGATTTCACTACCGATATAATTTCTTTTATTTTCTAAACACATTTTTGCTGTTGTTCCACTCCCCATAAAACAATCATATACTAAATCTCCTGTATTACTCCAACTTAATATATGGTCGGTTGCTAACTTTTCTGGAAAAGTTGCTGGGTGTTCAAATGATACTTTATCTTTTGAGTTCATTGAACCACATGCGACATCCCAAACATTAGTTCTTCTACCAACCTTTTTAATAATTCCGTCATTAGTGTGAAGTGGTTGTAGATTTTCTCCGTCGTGTCTGTGATTACCGCCCTTTGAACCTGCTGATGTATTTATCTTTGTCAATGGATTAAATGTTTTTGGTTTTCCTTTTGACAATACAAACATATATTCAAATTGTGGTTCATAACGATTAGCAGTAACTGGTAAGTAATTTAGTTTTCTGTAAATCATAGTGTCGTGTAGATTAAATCCTGTGTCTTTAAAATATAGTGCTTGTTTAAATGAAGTTCCTGTTTCACTTCCTTTGATTGTCGCATCTCCTATAATCCAAACTACTATTCCACCTGGTTTCGTTACACGATATAGTTCATCTGCAATTGGTTCAAAGTCAAAACTATATCCTTTATAATCTCTAAGATTATCATAAGGTGGTGAAGTCAATGTCATATCTACGAAATCATCTGGCATTTCTTTCATTGTATCTAAACAATTTTCGTTATATGTTTTGTTTAATTCTATCACGAAAACTTTTTCCATAGTTTTAATGGTCGTTCTACTTTTTCTAAACGAGCTTTTGCTATCTCGTAATACTCTTGTTCTCGTTCTATTGCGATGTAATCTCTTTCTTGTGCTACACAAGCGAGTGCAGTTGTTCCACTGCCAGCAAATGGTTCCAATACTACATCACCTTTACGACTACCTAATGTAACTAAATAATTCATCAATGTCAAGGGTTTTACCGTCGGGTGTATATTTCTATCTAATCCATTATCTTTTTCACTACGACTTGCTTTTGGAACAATCATAAATGGAAATGTTTTCTGAACTGGTTCTGGTAATGATTTTAGATTTTTACTCCACCAAGCGTCTAAACTGAAATATCTTGAATAATCACCACTATCATTATATAATGCATTACTTTCAACTGCTTTAGCATTACCCCATATTCCTTTATCATATGTAGATTTTGTCGTTCTACTATCGCCTTTTCTAATCCTTCCATCATCAATAATATTATCACTTACTAATAGATTAGCTGGAAATCTACCCATTGGACTTGCTTCTGCGGTATCATTATCTTCACTCTTAAATCCACTTGTTTTAAATACTGAACCCTCTGTTCTTGGTTTTCTATTGGTGGTTTTTGGTTTCTGATAATTATCTGCTGGATTTAATTGTTTAATATCTCCACTCAAAAAGTGTTCATTACCTTTAATGGTTTTACCAATTATTTTTGCACCTTTAAATGATTTTTGCTTTTCTACATATTTTTCATAATCTGATTTCTTTTTTCTTTTAGGTTTTTCCCAACCACCTTCATACATTTTACCACTATCTTTTTCATATTTTTCATCAAAGTTCATCTGACCGGCAACATTATTATAATCATATTGTTCCGCATCACTACCATCTGCAAATGGTATTCTACAATCATCAAACCAAGTTACACCTTTTTGATTATCTTCTGCTTGTTCTAAATAACCTTTTTTATCTATTGGTTTCATTGCTACAATAACTACTTCAACTGCTGGTTTTGGTTGAAATCCTGCATAACTTCCCTCTAATTCTGAACCACCTTTGGTTATTTCATTTACTTTTCGTTCTGCATTTTGAACTTGTCCATAAGATAACTTGTCAATACCGATAGCTTCTTTTGATTTTTTACCAACATCTCGTAGGTCTGGTGCAGAGTTTTTATCAACACCGATAACTTCTCTATCGTTTCCGTCTCGTTTATCAATCATCTTACCAATGTTCATTGCTTTTGGAAAACCACTTGCGTAAGTCCAATAGATTGGTGTGTAGTCAATTCTAAATCCAACCTTTTCTAACATTTCTGCCATACGATACTGAACATCACTTCTTGGTGCCGACATAACAAATGCCATACTACCAGGTTTCAATACTCTGAAACACTCTTCAAATATTTTAATGTCTGGCAATACTTTATCCCAATCTCTACCCATAAATCCATAACCGTATGGCGGGTCTGTGCATAATAAATCTACTGAATTGTCTTCAAACTTATTCAATTCGTTAACACTATCTCCGTGTATTAATTTATTATTCATTTATGTGTGTCCTCTGCCATAAAGTTTAATCTGTTAAATGTAGTTGCCAACCAACTATTAAGATTTGGTAATGCCTGATACAATTTGTCTTCTAAAAACATCTTTTGAAATTTATGTTTAATCAATCGTTGTATTGGCCTTTCTGCTATTTCTTTTATTTTAAGTTTTGTTTGACCTGATATAATACCATCATCTAAGTCCATAAGTCTTCTATTCATTTCTAATTGGTCTTTTGATTTAACAATTTTTTCACATAACTTATGTTTTTGTGTTGATGCGCTTCTTATCACATCATCAATATCGTATTTACCATCATCTTTTAGAAATGGGAATAACTTAACGAGTGTTTTCATACCTGCTCCGTGTATTCCTGGTATTCCGTCAGATTTATCTCCATCAAATACTCTATATAATAAAAAGTTCTTTGGGTGTATTCCATACTCTTCAAATACCTTTGCTTCATCATACATTATTTTCTTTGTCGGTGAATAAAGTTTTGTATTTTTATCTACTAATTGTAGAAAGTCTTTGTCGGTTGATAAAATGGTAGTTTCTTTGTTTTTGAAAATATGTTTTGCACAATATCCAATGACATCATCTGCCTCATTGTTCTCCATATTGATTATGGTAATTGGTAAACACTCCAAATATTCTACGACACGATTTAATTGTCGTATCATCATTTGTTGTTCTTCATTACGAGTCAGAAAATCGTGTGCTCTATTCAAACGATACGACATCTTTCTTCCCATCTTGTATTGTGGAAATATCTTTCTACGGCGATTAGACCCACCTTTACCATCAAATACTATGATAGTTCGTGTAGGCCTAATCATATTAATAGAAAACGCTAATGACCTTAAAAAACCAACTATTCCACCAACGTGAACTCCGTCCTCGTTAGTAGTTGGTATGGCTGAAAATACTCGTATGAATAAATTCAAGCCGTCAATCAATAAAACCGAGTCATTTGATTTTCCACTATCTATTTCGCCGCCAGATTCTTTTATTTGATTCAGAATCGATAGGTGTCTTTTATTAATCACCAATTACCTCATCTGTGAACTCTACATCATCAATACCAAGTTTTCCTTTGTATTTTAATATAACTTTATCACAAATGAGTTCATAAACATATTCTCTTAGTTCATCATTCTTGGTAATTAACTCTTCCCAATCTTTAGATAAGAATTTATGTTCATCTCCGTTCTGGTCTACTAATGTATACCAAGCACCACCTGATTTAACAAGTTTATGCTCTTTCATCACGGTTAACCACCCACCATAGTTATCAATTCCTCTATCGAAATACATAGCATAGTCTGCGTGTCTCAAAGGTGGTCCTAATCTATTCTTGACAATCTGTGCTCTACACTTCATACCAATAGTATTCTTTTTAGTATCCTTGATTTGACCAAGGTTTTTCAAACGAATTCTTGTTGATGCGTGGAATGGTAATGCTTTTCCACCACTTGTAGTCCAAGGGTCTCCGAACATTACTCCGAGTTTTTGTCTTAATTGATTAGTGAATACCAATGCTACGTTGTGTTTTCCAATCATTTGAGTGATTTTTCTCATAGCTTTTGATATAATGATTGCCTTTGAAGTTGCCCAACCATCTTTGTCGTAGTCTGCGTCCATTTCAACTTTTGTTGAAGCTGCTGCCAATGAATCAACTAATATCGTTACACACTTTTCTTTGTCAGATTCTCTAACGGTGGTTACGATTTCTTCAATTGCTTCAAAGATTTCTTCTACGGTTTCTAAATGTAAATATAACATCTTAGTTAAATCTATACCAATGACTTCCATAAACTCTTGACTGACTGAAGTTTCAGTATCTATATATACTGCTATTCCGTCTTTCTTTTGAGTTTCTGCTAAGATGTGTGCACCAAGTAGAGATTTTCCACTTGATTCTAATCCATTGATTTCTGTAATTCTACCAACTGCAATACCACCATTTGGCTTATTTGATATAGCCAAATCTAATGTGGAACTACCTGTTGAGATAAATTCCTTGATATCTGTTGGTGTGGTATCACTTCCGTCTAAGAAGTATGCTACCTTGTTTGTATCCTTGAATTTTTTATTCAAAGAGTCGGCTAATGTTTTAGCCAATACATCATTTACTGACATTTCAATACTCCGTGTTTGAATGGGGATTGATAACTCAACCCCCATATTGTGTTATTATTTATGAATTGAATAATTCATCAAAAGCTTCTGAAGTATCTTTTACTTTAGAAGTTTCCAACTTAGAAGTTGCTACCGTGCTTGGTGCTTTTTCTTCTTCTGTTGATGCGTCATCACTTGGATTTAACCATTCGTTTAGAATGCCTGTTAACTCCTCGTATGATTGCTCTTGATAAATATCAGTAATGTCTTTCTGAGATGATTTTACTAACTCTAAGACTGATGGTTCATCAGAAATTGGTGTTTGATTCGGTTTAACCCTAATATTTGTTTTAGGGAAACTTGCTCCACTCTCTTCTGCTGAAATGAATTCAACCGATACATCACGACCGTTAATTGGGTCAGAAATATCACCATAATCAGGGTCTGCGATTATAGAAAGTAGTTCTTGATAAACTGTCTTTCCAAATCCCCATAGTTTCACACCTTGTGATTCTTCACCTCTAACTATAACTGGAGCAAAAGTTCTCATTTTTGCTTCAAGTTTTTTAGATAATTGATAATCTTCTTTATTACCACTTGCTTTTAGTTTTTGAGCAAACTCTTCAATAGGGTCTGGTCTACCAAAAGATATTGGTGATAAATAAGAACGATTGTTCAAATTATAGTGAAAGAATAATTCAATAAAAGGATTCTCTTTATTGAAAGCGTAAGGCACGATTCTAATCTGTTGGTTTCCTGGTTGTGGTTTCCATAAGCTTGATGTGCGATTGTTTGTGGTCTGTAATTGACCGAGACGTTTGCGAATTGCATTTAAGTCCATTTTTCATTCTCCTGTTTTTTATTTTTAATTGTCATTTGTTAATCAAGTAACCTTGATACAATAATAAGTATCATATAAATTTCTAAAAACATAGTTTTTTTTATTTTTTTATAGAAAAAAGCCCCATTGTATTTTTAAGTCTATATAAAGGTGGAAACTAAAAATCGCTGGGGCTTTTAAAATCTTTGGAATTATAATGGGGATATAGGATTTGCGATTACCTATAATTTTCGTGTTAGATTTGTTTACTCCATACCTCACATCTATCGGTTATGATAGTGCTCTTCAATTATAGTTAATAATCGTCCGAGTGGATACAACTCCTATGTGATTACATTACCCCTCTAACTCTGGGTTAATTCTGTCACAAGTTGGGATTTCAGTTTTACCCTTACCCAAAATGAAGTCAAAGAATCGCTTCTTTTTTTTTGCGAAAATACATTCTACATCTTTTGTCAAAGAAAACCGACACAACATTTAGCATCGATTGAATCACCACGATTCTGTAGTGGATTGCTTTATGGACTTCTTTCGAGGCATCCATTATTCAGCCAATCCCATAGAGAGCTTATAACTCTCTCTACTTTCAAAATTCCAAATTGTCAAAGAACTAAATTACTTAAAACCAAATAAGTAATCTGTTATATACATATATATAAACTAAAAAACTCAAAACGCAGTTTTTTTATTTTTTTTTAATTTTTTTTAAGAATTAATCTCAGAAATAGAATTTTCAATCTCTGCTTTCTTTTCAAAGAACTCTCTGAAGTCTGCCCATTTCTTAGTCTTGGCTAATCTAAGAGATTTCTTTGCGTTTGCTTTTACTTGTTTGGAAGTAAATCCCTTATAAGAATTACGAAAAGCCTCCGTATCAAGAGTCATAGTCATTTTCTCTCGATGTCCTTTTACTTGTCCAACTACTTTTAATATCATAGTTAGGAACTCCTTTTATTAATTAACATTACGATACAATATACTAAAATTATTTAGTAATGTCAAGTGTTTTTTTTAATTATTTTGCGACCAGGTCGTAACATCTATAATTTGATGTATTTTTGTAGGGATTTTTGTCAATCCTGATTCATTTGTTAATAACAATGTGTTCTCAAATTCCATCCAATCCACCATAAATGATTTATCCAACACGCCTCCGTTCTTTTCTCTGATAACTTCGTTCAATGCATTGATTGTATACAATGTATTGGATTGTTTTTTTCTGTGTAGTGAGATTGTATCTATAATGTTTTCTTCATAGTTTTCAATAAATTCTACATTGTAAGTGCAAATCAATTGATTGGAATCATCTCGGTTTTCAAAT